AGTCGCTGTCCGAGCAATCCAACATCCTGTCTATCGCGCGCGTTCCCATCCTGCACGCCAAGGGCACGAACCTGAACAGTACCGAACCAAACCCTGACGGGTCGAGCACGACCAAGCAGTTCAAGGTCAGCGTGCACTCCGCTGCCATCACTGGCCCAGACGGCGACATCAAGTGGGTTGAGACCAGCGGCGCGACTATCAAGGCGGGTGCCGAGAACATCACCTACCTCGAAGAGAAGATGGACCAGATGGGCCTTGTGCCGAACGTGGACAAGACAGGCGACGGCACCGCAACCGCGCACGCCATCAACGCTGCCGAATCGCTCGCTCAACTGAAGGCGCTTTGCGTCTCGTACGGCCAAGCACTCTCCAAGGTGCTGTACCTCATGTCACTTTTCGAGGGTCAGCCTGCGCCGACCGTCGAAGTGTCTCTCGATGCCTCGTTCGAGGTTTCCGAGCCAACCCCACAGGAAGCCACGGATGCGGCTGAAGCTGTGACCCAGTAACCCTCCAACGAGGAAATCAATGAGCGACCAACTCACTCTTAAGGACGGCACGACCGTCAAGATCGGCGACATCGACCCAGCGATCGTCGCGCACTTCCAAACCCTCACGAAGCCGCTCGAAGAGAAGCGTGATGAGCTTCTCGGCACCGTGAACTCTCTCAAGGAGTTCAAGAAAGCCATCGAGGGCATCGGCGGAATCGACAAGCTGAAGGACCTGCAGACCAAAGCCCAAGAGGCTGCTGCGAAGGCAGAGCAGGAACGTCTCGGCAAGCTGACGGCTGACGAGAAGCTGGCCGAGATCGAGGGGAACTACAAGCGCGAGATTCAGACTCGCGATGAGAGGCTCTCGAAGTGGCAGTCACAAGCCGTGAAGCGTGCTGTCGAAGCGGCTCTGAACGATGCTGTTCGTGCCGACGAAGGCGTCCCTGAGCTTCTGACGCACGCACTGCTGTCGAGAGTTGAAGGTTCGATGGACGACGACGGGAACATCTCCATCAAGGTAAAGGGACCAAACGGTCAAAACCTCGACGACAAGGGCAATGCCTTCACGCTGAAGAGCCTCGTTAGCGAGTTCAAGGCGAACGACACGTACGCACCTGCGTTCAAGGCCAATCCAGCAAGTGGCGCTGGTGGTCGCAAGTCAAACGCCGCCGTCTCCAGTGACAACCCGTTCGCCAAGAACACGGAGAACGTCACCAAGCAGATGGAAATGATCAAGAACCAGCCTGAGCTTGCACGCTCGATGGCAAGCGCTGCTGGTATCAAACCTGACTGGTAAGCACGAGGTGAGGCGCGGCCGTTGAGTTTCGACCGCGCCAGATAAATACCGACGTGCTTCCTGCTGCGCTGATCGCCTAAGGCATCAGCGCAAGCGCCCAAAGGGCCACGTCACCTCGCCAAAGGCTCCCGTGACGACTGGGGACCGCTGCACAGCAACCCCATTCGTCTCATTCAAGGGAGGCCTTTAATGGCATCGAACCTCGGTAATCTCATTGTTCCAAGCGTCTTCGAAAAGTACGCTGCTGCGGAACGTCTCAAGCTTAACCGCTTCGTCTCGTCCGGCGCAGCAATCGTGAACCCACGCCTGTCGGCTCTGCTCGCTGGCGGCGCAAACGTCTTCAACCTGCCATTCTGGTCTGAACTGTCGGCAACGGGTCTCGTTCCGACGACTGACTACGCTGTGACAGCAACGCCACAGAAGATGGCTGCAAGCTCGCAGAAGGCCGTCCGTATCGCTCGCAACATCACGCCAATCGTGATCACCGAGCTGGAAGGCATGCTGATCGGCGAAGACCCAATCCGCGAAGCTGCTGCTCAAGTCGCTGCAATCCAGGCTGACATCCGTCAGACCTCGCTGATGCAAGTCCTGGCCTCGGTCACGGCTCTCGACTCGTCTGACAGCGGCACGGCCGCTGACCTGCTGTACGACGACGCTGGTACGTCTCTGACCGCTGCAATGCTCGTCAAGGGTGTTCAGTCCGTCTGGGGTGATCGCGTCAACGGTCTCGCCGGCATGACCTTCGTGATGAACTCGCTCGAACTGCTCGACCTGCAACTGGTGCAGCTCAGCGGTTCCGCAAACATCATCGTTCCGAACCAGCAAGACTCGTCGATGTTCACCTTCCAGGGTGCCACCATCGTTGTTGACGACTCCGTCGCTGACAACACGGTGTACGTCATCCGCCGCGGTGGCCTCTCGTTCGGTACCGCGCCAGTCGCTTCGCCGATCGAACTCGACCGCCTGGCAGGTGCTGGCAACGGTTCGGGCGCTGACGTTCTGTACGCCCGCGACCTGTTCAGCTACCACGTCTCCGGCACGTCCTTCACGGGTACGGCCGCTGGTGACATCGTCACCGACGCTGAACTCGGCACGTCGACCAACTGGGGTCTCGTGAAGAGCAAGAAGCTCATCGGCGTGATGAAGCTGACGCACGCTGCCTAATCGCTGAGCAACTAGACCAAACCACGGGTTTGGTCGCTCATGTGGTTTGGTCCGACTTGCAAGGGGTCCTTCGGGACCCCTTCTTGTTTGCACGAGTAAATACGCCACGCAACCGGAGGCTCGAATGGCACTCACTGTCGGAACTGACACCTACATCTCGCTCGAAGACGCAAACACCTACCTCGCAGACTTCAGCGACGGCACCGTAGTGACCGAGAGCGACCTGAAGCGCGCCACGTTGGCACTGGATCGTCTGTACGGTTCGCGCTTCATCAGCGCCAAGACCGACAGCACGCAGCCCTTGCAGTTTCCGCGAGCTGGTGACACGGACATCCCCATTGAAGTCGAGCAGGCCACCGCGGAGCTGGCCGCGCTGATCTCTAACGACACCAATCCATACGTTCAGCCTGACCCTCTTGTCTCCGAGGAGTCGGTCGAGATCGACGTGATCAAGCAGTCGCGCAGGTTCGCCGACGCGTACCGCTCAAACCCGCTGTACCAAGTCACGCTGATTCTGTCGCCATGGCTGTTGGCTTCTGGCGGCCTCCGCTTCGCTGACGTGGTCCGGGGCTGAGCATGAACTACAAGACGCTTCAAGTCACCGCTCAAAGCCTACTCGCGAAGTTCGGGCAGAGCATGACCATCCTTCGAAATGGCGTTTCCGTTGGTAGGGTCAGCGGTGTTCAAGTCGGACGCAAGCGCGAGGACATGCAGGGGACGATCCCCAACGTCTCGTACACGGCCGGTGACGAGAAAGACGTGCTGCTTGCTGCCGGCAAGCTGACCCCCCTGGTGGGCGACGTGGTGTCGTTCAGCAAAGGTGAGTGGACCATCAAGCACGTCGAGGAAGTGAATCCGGGTGGCACCTCGTTGCTCTGGAAGGTGATCGCGTCATGACGAACGGAGAAATCGACAAGGTCTTTGCTGGCCTCGATACGAAGCTCCGCAAGTTCAAGCGCGAGTTCGGCGTCGAGACCATCGAGCGCGCGGCCCGCCGCACGCCTGTCATCTCGGGTGAGATGCAACGCGGCTGGGGCCTCACCGAGCGCGCAACGGACATCGAATTCTGGAACGTCAGCGACCACGCAGCGTACGTCGAGTTTGGCACTCCGAAGATGGCCCCGCGCGCGCCGCTTCGCACCACGCTTCTTGAGGCTCCTGAGATCGCCAAGGTTGCAGCAGAAAAGGCAGGCCTCAAATGAACTACCACGATATTCGCTCGCTGCTCGACACGCAGCTTCAAACAGTTTCCGACCTGCCCTCACTGCAGACCGAGAACTCACGTCTCGAACTGATCGGAAACAAGAAGACGCCTTGGGTACGAAGCACCCTGCTTCCCGCTGAACCCGTTGACCTGAACGTCGGCCACATCGGCAAGGTCAGCTATCGCGGCCTGTACCAAGTCGACCTGATGTACCCGATGGGCGCTTCAGCCGCCGATGCGAACGCGATGGCCGCCGAGGTAACCGACGCACTGCCACGTGGGTACATGCAGACCATCGGCACTGGCATCTTGCAGATCGACATGAGCTGGCAGGAAGCCGCTTCAATCATGGACACGTGGTACGTCGTGCCTGTTGTCGTGCGCTGGGTGGTGTACGCGTAGTCTCAATAAATAGGAAGCACTGTCCCCAAGGGAGCTTCCAATGACCATCGCTACCGGCGCACGTTCGCGTGTTGGATACGTCACCGAAGTGACGTACGGCACAACTCCAGCAACGCCAAACCTCACCGAACTTCTGTTCACGTCCTTCAGCGTGAACCTGACCCGCGACGAGTACGACGACAACTCGATTCGCGCCGACCGCATTGAGCGCTACAGCCTCTCAGGCAATCGCACTGTTGGCGGTTCCATCGACGTGAACCTCGCGCACGGCAACTACGACGTGCTCTTCGAATCGCTGCTCCAAGGCGCGTTCTCGTCGAACGTTCTGAAGGTCGGCACGACTCGCAAGAGCTTCACCGTTGAAGAAGGCCAGCTCGACGTTGCTCAGTACCGCGTGTACACGGGCCTGATCGTTGACAAGGCCGACATCTCGGTTCCGGCTTCTGGCATCGTCACCGCCAAGTTCGATGTGATCGCGAAGGATCAAGGTGCTCTCGGTACTTCGACTATCGACACTGACACCACGTACACCGCAGCGGCATCCAAGACTCCATTCACGGACAACGGTACGTCTGGCTTCATGAAGGAAGGCGGCTCGGTCGTTGGCTACGTCACCAACCTCCAGTTCACCATCGACAACGGTCACCAGCGGAACTTCGCAGTTGGCTCGAACGTCGTTCGAGACCTGACCACTGGAAACGCCAAGATCACCGGCACCGCGACCGTCTTCTTCGAAGACGCCACGATGTACAACAAGTTCGTCAACGGCACGGCAACGTCTATCGATGTGAAGCTGGACGATGGCACGAACACGCTGCAGTTCTACTTCCCGAACGTCAAGTACACGGGAGCTACCAAGACGATCAGCGGCAACGGCCCTGTCTCGATGTCGATGCCGTTCAAGGCGCTGTACGACAGCTCCTCGTCCTCGAACATCGTGATCACGCGGAGCTAATCAATGGGCGTGACGCTTGCTGACCTGCTGCCGCAGGCTGTAGACCTTGAGCTGAAGCACCCAGTCACCCTCGACCCGCTCGGCGTCTCGCTGAAGGTCGTTGGTCCTGATAGCTCCCAGTTCCGCACGGCAACCACGGTGTTAATGAAGCGTCGCCTTACGGGCGACGCACTGTCCCCTGAAGAGGTTCTCGACCACAACTGCAAGCTGCTCGCCTCGCTTGTCACTGGCTGGTCGAGCGACGAGTTCTTCGGTGGTGCGTACTCGGCCACTGCCGTTGAAGCGATCTTCTCTAACCCCGGCTATGGCTGGGTGCGCGAGCAGGTAGAGGCCTTCACGCAGGACCGCACGAACTTTTTTCGCGCGGGTAGCTGACAGCCTAGAGAAGGCTCTTCGCGAGAAGGTCCAGCTCGACTATCCAGGCCCCGATGGTGCGACGCATCGTCAGGGCCTTTTGAGTCTTGAGCGGCAGCTAAAGCAAGCCGGTCGCGCGCCGTCCGAAGCGATGGCCGCCGAGATCGCACGTCTGCACAACCCCACGCCGGTTCCCTTCAATGGTCAACGTGTGTGGCAGGCCTTCTGGGAAGTAAATACGTCGCGTCACGGCACTGAGCTTGGCCCATCGGCGATCACGTACACGGAGATCAAAGCATGGTCCGACCTCATGGAGGAAAAGCTCGAACCATGGGAAGTGAGTGCCTTTAGACGAATGGACACCGCTTACCTCCAAGAGGTGGGCAAGAAGCTGAATGAAGGCACCTGATGGCACAAACTCTCGTTGACCTCGTTTTCAAGGCGTCGACCTCGGAGCTTGACGCTGCGCGTGACAAGTTGGCCAAGGTCGGCGATGAAGCAAAGAAGGCCGCTGGTCAGGGTGATCCAGTCAAGTCGGCCTTCGAGAAGATGTCTGGTGGTGTGCGCCTTGCAACCACGGCCTTCCTTGCTGCAGGGGCCGCCGTCGTGGCAGTCGGTGTGCAGCTCATGAAGATGCGCGATGAAGCCATCGAGGCCGCCGACAAGATGAACGATCTGGCGAACCGTACGAACATCGCTACGGAACGCCTCACGCTGCTCGACGAGATGGCGAAGATGGCGGGCTCAAGCGCCGAAGAGCTGGTGCAGTCCGCCGAGAAGCTCGCGGGCAAGCTGTCGAAGCAAAACGAAGAGTCGGGTCGCGCCACGAACGCACTCAAGATTCTCGGCGTGTCCATGAAGGACGCCAATGGCGAAGCCAAGTCGATGATCCAGCTGCAAGAGGACATCGTCATGGCAGCCGATCAGGCAGCGGACAAGAACCGTGCTGAGGCCGCCGCCGTCGCACTGCTCGGCACCGAGTACTACAAGCTGCGTACGCCGATCAAGGAAGCCGCTGAGCAGAAGTCGATCATGTACGACTACATGCTCAAGACGAACGCGCTAATCAGCGGAAGCCTGGCGAAGAACGCCGACGACTACAACGACAAAGTCTCGAAGCTGGGCCTTGCGTTCAAGGGCATGGGGAACTCGATCGCCGAATGGGCGCTGCCCGGCATGATCAAGTTCATTGAATGGGTGACGAAGGCGGCTGAAGAGGTTGCCAAGCTCACACGACAACTGCTGCTTGGCAAGAACGCGGTCGAAGGCACCAGCGACAAGCTTGCTGACCTCACCAAGCAACGTGACGCTTCAGCCGCCGCCATTGCGAAGATGGAGGCCAGCCCGCTTTTCAACGACCAAGCGAATGGCCCATCGAAGGCCCTTGTGCAGGAGCGTGAGCGGTACCAGAAGCTGAATGACGAGATCCGCGAGTACACGCGTCTGAACGCGGGCGCAGCAAAGGCCGCTGAGGACGTCAAGAAGGCAACCACCGACGGCAAGAAGGACGAAGGTCCACGCTCGACGTTCCTTGGCACCGGCAAGACAAGTGCCCCTGCCGACTCGGATGCAATCAGCAAGCTCAAGCAGCAAGAAGATGCACTGATTCGTCTCCGTGCTGAGTACGAGGCACTGTACGGCGTCGAGAAGAGAACCAGCACCGAGATCGTTGAAGCGGCGATTGCTCGCGGGGACTACAACCAGAAGCTTGATGAGACCAACAAGGTCGTCAAGAAGGCAGCGACCGAGCAGGAGCTTGCTCGACTGCGCGCCAATGCGGCCAACGAAGACTATCTCGACTCGCTGGTCAAGATCACTCGTGCAACGCAGCAGGCCAAGGAAGCCGCCGACAAGGAGATCCAATCCTCGCAGCGTCAGGTCGAGATGAACCGCATCAAGCTGCGTATCGCCAAGGACGTGTTCTCGACGCAGGACGACTACAACGTCGCCGCTGCTGAGTACGACGCGCACCTCGCCGAGGAAGCGTACGTCACCGGCATCCTGAACGGCTTGAACGAAGAGAAGCTCGTCAAGCTCCGCGAAGAGATGCGCGTCAAGAAGCAGATGCTTGAGGACGCACGCACTCAGAAGGCCGACAACGACGCGGACACGGGGGCTCAGAAGGGCTGGGACGGATTCACGAACGGTTGGTCCAAGGCGTTCAAGCAGTACAAGGACGACGCCGAGAACACCGCAAAGCTGGGCCAGAAGGCTTTCGAGAGCGCGTCAGGACGAATGGGCGACGCCCTGAACGAATTTGTCATGACCGGCAAGCTGAACTTCAAGAGCCTTGTCGCTTCGATCCTGGCTGACCTTGCCAGGATCGCGATGCAGAAGGCCATCGTGAGCGCCATGAGCATGTTCGCCAACGGCGGTGCGTTCAGTGGTGGCACTCAGTTTTTCGCTACT